AAAAAATCTCTTTGTTAAGGATGGCCTGCTCGCCGATCGACGCCAGCGCGGGCCAATAAAAATCCCAACGCGTCGAACGCGAAAACATACGGTTCAAACCCTCCTGATAGGAGAGGTCCGCACGAACCGAAATCATACCAAGTAAACAACCGTGCTCGGTAAACGACTTCACAAAACCCGAGCCGGATTGATTGATAGTACCCATCGCCGCCAGCGAACCTTGCGGCGTAGGTTGCGCGTCAGTAGCAGACGTTTGCGCAATCGGATTGACATTCACTCGAGACGAACCACCGCCGAGATACTCGCTCCGCTGCAAACGAGCGTCCGGCGAGGTCACACCAAAGTGAGCTTGGATCAGCTCCGTGTAACGCGTACCACCTCGCGCGTCACGCTCGTAAATCTTCTGTATCTGAAACGCTTGTCGGAGCTGGTTAATCGTCGCCGCTGTGGCGGCAGAGAGATCCGCATACATACCCTCGTTACGAACAAAGCCGGGCGTCGTCCCGGCAAGAATAACTTCACCAATACCGCCTGCCGTAACAGAACCCGGAACGGCATTGCCAGTAGCAGCCGACAAAAACTGCGAAGCAGGTAAAGGAAAATCACCCATCTTCAATGGAGCTGCAGAGCCTAGCGGCAAATTAACAGCCGGGCCTTTCTGCGGCCAAGGCAAAGCAGACGTGAAATAGTCGTGGCGCTTACCACGACGCTGCAGACCGTAAATAGCGGGGTCGTCAGGACCATCACCCTTCGGGACAGGAATAGAATTCTGCAAATTCTGATCACGAAACCACTGATTCCAAATCAAATTATAAGCACGATGAAACAAACAAGAATGAACAACACCAGCATGCTTGGTAGGAATACCAAAATAATCGGAGAGCGACTGTTCAATATATCCACCGACTGGACTTGTCATGGTAGGTACCAAAAACGACGTACTGTCGGTCGGATTATCCTGCTCTCCAAAAAATCTCTGAAAATTGTCCCAGATCAAACGGTAGGGGACGAAAAAATAAAAACTATCCATAAACACGTTGTCCATGAATGGATGTAACGGGGTCGATAAACGACCAAAATAAGTAGCGGACAAATTAAAAGTATCGCCGGGAAGAACCTCGTCGATAAAGACAGGCACCAAAAAACCGCTATCGAACGTAGTCTTATAACCGTGGGACCTGTCAAAACTAGAACGCGGAATATCCGCGTGAGGCACCTGTGAGAACTGATGAACCATCACAGACTTAGCCATCAAAAACCTCCCCTGAGCTCAGGCCATGCCCCTCCCGAATGGGAGGGGCAATCAAGAATTCACCCTATGGGTGAAAGGGTGAAACGGACAACCGAGAAAGCTAAACGGACTTACGCGGGGCTACGCGCCCCGCACCCGCGCGCTCCACAAGTGGTGGGACGGACGCCTCGCCATCAACGTCCGTCCCGTTGCCTGCATGTGGCGGAGGGATACGCACCACATCCAACGCGGCAACAATCTTAACAGGGGTCAAAGACGGAATGAGCGTGCCGGTCGCTTCCTCATACTCACCCACTTGGAACAAACTAAAATCCTCAGGGTGAATACTGAATTGGGTCTTACGATCCGAAACAGCATCCATAAACGACCGCAACGCCTCACCTTTAGACCGAAGAAAAAACGGTTGCATGTAACAACCGACAGCGGCGTCATACACCGCATACACTTGAAGCTTCATGATAGGTCCCTCTTCCACATAGCCAGATTACGCCGTTGAACTTCATCCTTAACGCGGCGGCGCTCTGGCGTGTTATCCGCGGCAAGGGTCTTGGCGAAACGCACACGCTTAGCCTTCAGCGCCTCAAGCGAACCCGGATCAACCAACTCAAACTTCTTTTCGTAAAACCGGGGAGGCTTCATCTCGTGACCATTCATGATCACACTATCGAGCTCGAACGCACGTGAACCAAACTTATCAAACCACAAACTACCGACGCCTGGCCGACGAGACATAACCACAAACTCTGGCACGCGCTCGTGCACAACACCATCAGCATCGGTCCAACAATACCAAACCGCAGCCTGAGGACCATTACGCTTCTCTAAAATGTAACGAGAGACGTATGCACAGCTATCGAAATCCACACTACCAACGACACAATGACCAAGACCCCAAATGCGATCCAGAGCATCAGAATTATATAAGGGCTGTCCTGCTTTAGCGTTTTTATAAAAACGCTTATCCGGCCAATCAAGACCGAATAACAGTAAATGATAATGCGGGCGATAAGTGCCCTCGCCATACTCTCCACAAGCAAAAAAACGAACACGGCCGCGCGCCTTTCTAAGCCGCTTCATAAACAACTGCAGATCACGCTTCACCAGTGATCCACCTTCAGGAACATTCGCATAAGTCAAAGTAACAAACGAGCTATCCTCGTGCATCTGCTTCTCGTGCATGCAACGAACGGCCCATTGCCTTGATCGCTCGAGCTTACACCCGGAACATTGTCCGCATGGAAGCTCTAACGGCAAATCAGAAAAGCCCCGGGACCTATTAAAGGTAATCCCGTACCTCCCTGACTTGCCAACTGCCTTGCTCCGCCAAGCCCTATTCGGGAAGTAGCAAGGCATATCGTGACACAACTTATACGCGTATACCGCCCCGCATTGGCATCTTTTTAGGCGGCATGTTCTTACGATGTGTCCGGTCAGCCGTCCGACTGAACATAGCCTTAGATTGCCCCGGGGCGATCCTTGAACGCTTCATTGAAAACCTCCTGTTTGCCCTTCTGGTGTCACTCAGCACAGTTACATCAAGAAGAGAACTGTGCAGCGCGCCCTACATCGGGCGCTTATCCTCCGGTTTAGCCGGAGCCTCCTCCGGGATCACCCGGACATTGATAGGCCCATCAGGGGCCTTCTCTGGCGGAGCCAGACCCCATTCCCGCATCCGCGATAGGTTGTCAGGATCACCGGCATATTCGACGAACTTCGCCGGGTCATGATCAAACTCGCGACGCACACGCGCGGGGAGAGACATAAAAGCCCGATCCGCCTCAATCATTAAATTCATCGCGGATTGAAAATCGGGCACGTCCGAAAGATCGAGGTATCGAGGTACCTCAGGCGAAGAACCGGGCAACTGCCCGACCTTCTCATAACGAGCCATCAGACGATTGACGTCACACTCGTCTTGGAATTCAGGCCGTACCAAAGAATGACGGCCAACCGGCGTATAAACCCGATCATGCTTCACACGAACATTCCGCATCATACCTCCTACGGCCATCGGCCTTGGAACGAGTTCGGATTGATCGGCCGCATCCACGGGGAAATAAACTGCCCTGCAGAGTGACCAATCACACCACCAACATTGGTGATCTTGCCCCACGTACTCTCATTAAAATCCTTCATCGTACGCGCCTTAGCAGCCTCAGCCTTAAACACGTCAAGCTGCTCCTGAAGATTGCGCACCTCTGCAGCTGACTTCGAATTATTCGTACCGAGCAAAATCTGCTCCTGGCCGGAGGTCTCCTTCTGCTGCTGCTTAAGCTCAGTGTCCTTCGCAATGTTCTTATTCGTCTCACGCATATTGGTGAGCTCTTCCTTCATACGAGCCGACGCCATCGCAGTCTGAAAAGCCGGCGTCAGAAAATCATGAACCGGCGCCGCATGCGCCGGAGCGGTAGGCGTGGCAGCAGCGCCAGGACCACTTGCAGAAACAGGCGACGCTGCGCCACCAGCCGGACTAGATGCACCTCCTCTCTGGTAAGCCAAAATTGGATTGAGCCCGGCCGTTTTCATATCGGCCATCGCTCTCTGATACGCGGAGGATGACATCCTCTCTTGGAAAGCAAGTTGCTTCTCCACCTCCTGTGAACCAAAACCACGCGCCATAGCAGCTTCCTGCGAATTGAAACCACGGGCCTTAGCAGCCTCCTCAGACGAAAACGCACGAGCCTCAGCTGACTGAGCGGCATTAAACGCATTAGCATCGTCCTGGCGGGACTGAGCCTGTTGATTCGAGAAAATACCGCCGAGGAGAGAAATCCCTCCTCCGATAAGGGCTGACAATGGATCCATCTAGGACTTCCTTCTTAGAAGTGATCGATCAGACCAGGCACGCCGTAGAGCGGCATCGGACGCGCACACCGCAACTGGAAATAACAATCAAGAATAAATTGCGGCTCAAACTCAACAGCAACCACACGCTCGATAGGCGGAGTGTCCTGAATAAACGATGCGTTCAACATGGGAAGCGTCGCAAAATCCTGAGACAGATGCCACGTGTCCAACGAAACAGCAGAATTAGAACGAAACTGCCCAGTCACAACAGACGGCTTATAGCGGTATTCCGCATAACGTTCCTGATAACCCCAAACTTCCTCATCGGCGGCCACACCCTCACAAAAAATCTCTTTGTTAAGGATGGCCTGCTCGCCGATCGACGCCAGCGCGGGCCA